GATAATTGATTTGTATTGTCAAAAAGGTATATAATGAAATACACCATTGTTATGTTAATTGATTTTATTGGTCATCCTTTATTGGGTGACCAATATACAAACGGTAGAAGATATTCCGAATTACTTAAATTTGCTACATGTTCAAACCTTGACAAAGATAATATTGTCTTTGTTACAAATACAAAACCAGAGCATAATGAATTTTCTGAATTGTTAGCAATGTTACATGGTGCAGGCTATGATATAGTCTATACTTCAAGCGAAGAACAAATATCAAACATCATAGAAAAAGTAGAAGACCACATGAATTGGGATATTAAAGAATACAATACCCAAGTAATAATAGGTGGGTGTAATCTAGGTGGTTGTGTTATAAATGCAAAACCTATGAGTGCAGTATTTTGGCAACTAAAAGGTTACAAAACTACAATACATTTACCATTATGTGCAGAATATGAGCAACCAGGTGCTAATCAGATAGAGAAAGTCTATCGTAGTATTGAGCAACTATTTCATTTTACAAAAGAATATAAAGCATTTGGCATAGAATATTGTACAGATTTTCATAGATTAAAGATGGCCTACAAGGGGCTTGACAATATTGACAAATAATGATATAATGATTATATAATATTTAACGGAAGGTATATTATGGCGTTTAATTATGTAGAACTGAATGAAGAAAAACTACCTAAAACTTTAGGTGTGAAAGGTAAGAACCAAGATGGTATAAGATATTATACTATTGATGGTGTTAATATGCCTTCTGTTACTTCTATTCTAGGTGCGATTCCCGAAAGAAAAGTAAAGATTGAAGGTTGGCGTAATGCAGTTGGTGAGAAGATGGCCAACTACATATCTGCCTCTGCCATAAATAGAGGTAAGGCAACCCACACACTAATAGAAAATCATATTAGAAACCAAGATGAGAAGTCTATGGGTATCACAGCTGTGACACCACTAGGTCTGTTTAGAATTATTAAACCTTATCTTGCTAGACTTGATAACATACATTGTGTAGAAGAATATCTATACTCAAAAGAGATTAGTGTTGCAGGTCAAGTAGATTGTATTGCTGAATATAAAGGCAAACTATCTGTAATTGATTTTAAGACCAGTACAAAACAAAGAGATAAAGATTACAACTATGGTAACTTCTTACAATGTTCAGCATATGCTAAAATGTTTGAAGAAATCTATCCTAACAAAAAGATAGAACAAACGGTTATTTTGGCTGCCTGTGAAGACGGGTTTGTACAAGAGTGGATACATGGGCCAGAGAGCATTGCAAAACACCAAGAGCTGTTTTATAAGCACACGAAAGACTTTTTTGAAAGGAATAGTATAAATAGTTAGACCGAAAGGCTAACTATGAAAAAACTATTACTATCTATACTCGGACTATTATTGTTAACAAGTGTAACAATTGCTGAAGAGTCAGAAATCAAAAAGTACAACTTCTATTGGGATGAAGTACCTGTAGTTTGTGGTGCACCTGAAGAAATTGATCGTTGGGCGAATGATAAAGGTTTTACACCTCTCTCATTAAGTTACGGCAAAGAAGGTGGTGATCCAGATGGTGTAGTAGTTTATATAGTAGTATATTATTTAAATAAAAGCAACGGCGAAACATTTGCAACCGTTACCACACCTACTGGTAAAGATGTATGCGTAATTTTTAGAACATTTAATTTACAATTAAATCCTGAAATTATGGAACAATACGCACCAGGACTTAATTTATAGAATTTAACGTAGAAGGTATGATAATACCTGTAGAAGACCCGAGTGCAATTCTCGGCTACTCCACCATCTAAACAATGAAATTTAGGGGGTAGAGTTAGGATCGATTCACAGATAAAACATACTGGAGTTAAATGGTTGACTACCTTATAGTCTTTATAAACGCAAATAATAACTTTGCAATGGCAGCTTAATCTGCTATAAGGGTTTGCCTGTACCTAGTAACAGAAACAGGCTTGACAAATACGTAGATTGTGATATAATATTATTATAAAGTGAGGTAAATTATGGCAGATAATTACAATAGAGATTCGCATGAGCAAGATATGACTTATGAGAATGAGCAATCAACGGTAACAATACCGTTAAAAGAATATGATAGACTAAAAGCAGAACAAACTTATATTACAGACCCAAGTTTAATTAGTATCATAGATAAAATAGAAGAACTAACAAGAGCATTAAGAAAACACATAGTCAGAAAACTATAATGTTAATGAATAGTAAAAAGTTTGCTCTTATTATAGAGGGCGTAGTAAAGGATAAAAGAATATCTTACCTGGATGCTGTATTGCATTATTGTGAAGATAACGACATAGACACAGCGTCTGTAGGTCCTTTAATCAACAAATCATTAAAAGAAAAAATAAAAGCAGAGGCAGAAAAACTGAACTTGGTTGAGCGATCAAGTACAGCAGTTTTACCTATATGAATAGTTATGAAGCATATACATTATATTTGGCTATTAAACTACACTTCACTTCCGATAGTTATGATTTTTACAGGCACAATGCCAAAGTTAATTCATCATTTAACACATTTTTAAAACGTAATGATAGATTTTTCTTTCATAAACTTACAACTAAATATACAAAGGAAGAAATGCTAGATTATTTTATATGTAACTTCTTCCATAATTCAAAAACATGGATAGGCAATTTAGTTAGAGCAGATGGAGAAACTACTTACAATAAGTGGCGAAAGTATAATCAATCTTTTACGTACAATTTTAGAGGGGATTGTGTATTACTTTCTAATGTCATTAATGATAATTCTATTTTGTTTGATGATGTGTTTCGTGTACATAATGGGCAACATCCACGATTGCTACGACTACTTCTATCTGAAAAAATATCAGTACAAACAATCATCATCTTGGATAAGATTTTATCTTTTATTAAGAGATGGGACAAAGACATTGCTGAAACAGTTATCTGGCCTGAAAAATCGTTTAAAATAAAGAAACTATCACCATTTATAAAGTTTAACCTTACTAAATGTAAGTTTATAATGAAAGAGGTATTTGTGTGAACGAATATGTACCGCCACCATGTATAAACATATGTACAATAGATGAAGAAAGTGGTTATTGTATGGGTTGCAGTAGAACAAAAGAAGAAATAGAGAAGTGGGATCATCCTGATACAACTAAAGAATGGAAAGAAAACAATTTGAAGGAGTTAGATGGAAGAGGGTAAGTTAACAGAGGAACAAGTAAGAGAAGAATATAGACAGCAACGTAAGGACAAAACATTTGCTTCATGTTGGCCTGCTAACAATGATAGTTTTTATGAGTGGTGCTCACAATACCTAGATTACAAACATATAACTAAAAAGAAAAAGAAATGACAATAGAACCAATAAGAGAAAAACTAGATGACAAGATTGCTAAACTAAACAGTAGCAGAGTTATTAAGAAGATTACACCTAGAGGTGATCTGTCTTGGTATGTAAAATGGGTATCAGTATTTCTTATATTATTTGCAACTGTAGCCAGAAGTGTTGGATCAATACCTCAAATAGATATGTGGTTTGGTCTGTTTGGAACTATAGGTTGGGCATACGTAGGATATCTATGGCATGATAGAGCATTATTAGTATTGAACTCTATACTTGTTACACTATTAGTTGTAGGTTTAGCGAATTATTATTATGGTTAAATATTTTGATGAAGAATGGCCTAAAGAAGAAGAATTATTAAAAATAGGATTAGAGCAATCTAAAAGAAACAAGGCAGATAGATTTCCTACTGCTGATGAAAGATGGCCTAGACAAGGTATAGTTATGAAGAATAGAGTTTTTATTATTGGCAATGGTGAAAGTCGTAAAGATTTTGACTTGACAAAACTAAAAGAACATGGTAAGATATATGCCTGTAATGCTTACTATAGAGATAATCCTATACCAGACGTATTGATTGCTGTTGATAGCACAATGACACACGAAATATATCACAAGGGTATTGCTCATAAGATACCTTGCTATTTTAGAGAGTGGACTAAAGTGCCTAACTACATGTATGATACAATGGTACTAGGTATGTTACATACACAGGACAAAGACGAGGCAGATAGTTTGATAACAAATGATGGCCCAACAAATTACTATGTTATGAATGCTCATACAATCAAAGGTGAAGCAACGATAAGAAAAGAAGACGGCACGAAGTATAAGAAAAATATTGACAACACCCACATCTATGTATCTTGGATTACAGACGGCGATAAGACACAAGAATGGGAAGACCCAGGATATCATGCTGGTGCTACAGCAGGCCATGTTGCATGTAAGTATGATAAACCTACCGAAGTCTATATGATAGGTATGGACTTGGTATCAGATACAAAATTATATAACAACATCTACAAGGGTACTAAAAACTACTCATCAGCACATTATGAACCTAGTCCTACAGGCGTATGGGAAGCAGAGTGGTTACGAGTATTGAAAGACAACCCTAACGTGTCGTTTTATAAAGTCAATAAGTCAGATGACGATAAACCCACTAATAAAGAACTATTGGGAAATGAGAAGAATTTAACATATATCACACAGGCACAGCTGCTTGACAGATTGAGTCAAAAGTGATATAATTGCTAAATGAACTGTAAAAAATGTATAAATAATATTATATTTACAATTAAATATACATTAATACAAATACGTACAACAATATATACAAGGAGTAAAATACAATGTCAAGTGCATTAGAAGCCCTAAAGAAGTCAAAATCAAATTTTGACATACTAACAAAGAAGTTAGAAAACACAATAGAACAACCCGAAAAGAAAAACAAGTACCAAGACGACAGGTTATGGAAACCTGAACTAGATAAGTCTGGCAATGGTTACGCAGTATTAAGATTCTTACCTGCTATAGAAGGCGAAGATATGCCTTGGCAAAGAGTCTGGAATCATGCGTTTCAAGGACCAGGTGGTCAATGGTATATTGAAAACTCTTTAACTACACTAAACAAAAAGGATCCTGTTAGTGAAGAAAACACAAGGTTGTGGAATACAGGCATAGAAGCCGATAAAGAAATTGCTAGAAAGAGAAAAAGAAAGTTATCTTACTATTCTAATATCTTTGTAGTATCTGATCCTAAACATCCAGAGAATGAAGGCAAGGTGTTCTTGTTTAAATTCGGTAAGAAAATCTTTGATAAAATTACTGAAGCAATGAATCCTGCTTTTGAAGATGAAAAGGCTGTAAACCCATTTGATTTTTGGGAAGGTGCAAACTTTAAACTAAAAATCAGAAAGGTTGATGGTTATTGGAATTATGATAAATCTGAATTTGAGCCAGTTAGTAGAGTAAAACCTACTGATGAGGAGATTGACAAGATATGGAAATCTCAATATGCTCTAAAAGCCTTCGTTGATCCTAGTAATTTTAAATCTTATGAAGAACTCAAAGAGAAACTTAATAAGACACTTACTGGACAAAGAAGTACCGAGTCAGTTGAAGATATTGACCTCCCACCTGTCAGCAATGACATACCAACGTCTTCTAACAATTCGGTAGAGAAAGTTGAATCGTCTAACGACAGCGATGACCTGTCGTATTTTAGTAAACTTGCTGAAGACGATTCATAATCTATCTCTCTCACTTTCTCAATATGGGGTGCCTTCGGGCACCCTACAATGTTCTCGTTTTGTTCTCATCTAAAATACACTTAAAATAACCCTAAAAAAGACCCAATTCACGCTTGACAAAAGCGGCAAACTATGATATAGTATTACTATGAATTAAACAATTGTGTTTGATTCTTTTATTAAACAGATAATAAGAAAGGTTATATTATGTTATTATCACAAATGAAAGACTTTAGTTACGAAGTATTAAATGATACCGTACTGAAGCAATCTTACCTAGACAAATCGTTTCAGGTAGGAATATTTAAATCAAAAGAAAAAACAATTGATGTTGTAGGGATTGATTCCAGATGGGACAATACTATGCGTCAAAGTTTCATCAAATCAGTTGCTACTGGTAATGCAGTAACACCTCTAGTCATTGTTGACGCAAAAGAATGCTTAAACAATGCTGATACTCAAAAAGACCAAGAGTATTTTCAATCTATCATAGACAAAGGTTTCAGATACATTGTTGTTGATGGTTGGAATAGAGTAGTTGCTTTGTTGAAATTCAAAAACAATCTATTTCAGTTTCCGAAAACTAGAAAGATGTTTGTACTTGACAATAACAACAATGAACAGTTTGTAGAAGTTACACAACCTGTTTCATATTCTACATTGAAAGAGTCAGTAACTAAAAACGAGATCAATTTAGTTAATGCCATTGACAATGCTAAAATATATGTTATTATGGTTACAAAGGCAAGTAAGAAAGATATATCTAATCTTTTTTTAAGAGTCAACGATGGTAAAACATTGAACGGCCAAGAAAAAAGAAATGGTATGTTGAATGTAGTTGCTGATACTATAAAAGTATTGTCAGATCAAAACATTGAGTACATGTCAAAACTGTTTAGTGATACCGAGATAACAAGATTGAAGTTTGACGACTTCATCGCTAACTGTTTACTTGGTTACTCATACAAAAACGAGAAGAATATCTCCGACACTGCTAAAAACAAAATGTATGCAGATGAGTCAGATGATAATCCTGCTGTTAAGTTTTTACACAAATTTAGTAAAGACTTTACAGATTTTTGTAAGTTTATCAATGAGAGTAATACCGACAAGATAAACTCAAAAACATTTTTGTTCTATGATTATTTCATGCTAACAAAATTGCTTGAAGATAAGAACATTGTCATAAAAGATAGAAAACTCTTTTATCAATGGTACAAAGGCTTTGTGATTAAGAATATACAAAGTAAAAAGACCTACGATATTGATGATGATGTTTATACGTTTGACCGTATGTTAAGAAAGAACAATGCCAATATCATACAATACAGAATGAACATGTATGTAAATGATATATACGCTAATCTTCTTAATACAGATGTTATCAATGAATATACACCGAGATCAGACTCGTATCAGAAATACAGATATGAGTTATGGGCCAAACAAAATGGCTTTGACGCTGTGTCAGGTGAGTCAATATCACTACATGAAATACTTGACGAGAAGTACCATGTAGATCACATTGTGCCTTTGAGTAAACAAGGTTCAAACGACATCTCAAATTTGAGATTAGTAAGTAGAGAATTTAATCTAAAGAAATCAAATAAACTTGATGAAGAATTAGATATGCAATTTTCTGCTTAAAACGTTTTAAGGTGGTCTTCAGTAAGTATTAGAAACTTCATGTTTCGCTTGTGACACCAGGCATACGCTGTAGACCACTTTCTTCTATTTCTTTCATAAGTAATCAACGCATTTTTATAAGTACGAGTTACACGCAATGGCGCTTTAGGTTTACGTGTTTGTGCTTTAGGTTTAATCTCTACAACAAACTTTTTGAATGTGCCGTTTGATTGTCTAACTTTCATATAAAAATCAGGATAGTATCTATGTGGTCTATTGTCAACTGAACGATAAGATATTGCTATTTCTTCACTACCCCATTCCATAACATCCCTAGTTTTA